TTTTTGCAGCTGCTCAAGAGCAGCATGGCCTCCTTCCTGAACGCCATGACCTTCCCGGACAAGACGGTGTATCCCTTCGCTACCCCCAACGAGACGGACTTCAAGAACCTGATGGACGTCTATCTCAACGCGGTGTTCTGCCCGCTGGCCATGGTGGACAAGGGCGTGTTCGAGCAGGAGGGCTGGCACCGGGACGAAGACGGCACGGTGAGCGGCGTCGTCTACAACGAGATGCAGGGCGCGCTGGCGACGCCGGACGCACAGCTGCAGAACGCTCTGAGCCGGGCAATGTTCCCGGATACGGCTTACGGCTTCGTCTCCGGCGGCGACCCGGCGTCCATCCCGGCGCTGACCTATGAGAAGTATGTGCGGGTCTACCGCCGCCACTACAGTGCCGACAACTGCTGCATCACCCTCTACGGCAAGATGGACATGGCCGAGAAGCTGGCCTTCCTCGACGAGCAGTATCTGAGCCGTATGCCCAAGAGCGCCAGCCGCCCCCGCCTGACGGTGCAGGACGAGCAGGTCGGTGCGAAGCGGAATATCCCGTACTATACCGAGAAGCCGGAGCCGGACGAGGCTCAGTGTGCGCTGGCGTGGTACACCGGTGCGTTCAGCGACCGGGAGCGCCAGCTGGGCGTGGAGATCCTGCTGGACGCCCTGCTGGGGACGAACCAGGCGTCTCTGAAAGCCGCCCTGCTGGAAGAAAAACTGGGCGCGGACATCGACGTGGGCTTCGATGACAGCACGCTGCAGCCGACCTTGGAGCTTGTGCTGCGGGGCGCGACGGAAGAGTCGGCGGGCAAGTTTGCCGCTGCCGTGCGCAAGGCCGTGGACGGCATCCTCGAAAAGGGCATCCCCGAGGAGCTGCTGATGGCAAGCCTCAACTCCACCGAGTTCGCTTCCCTTGAGCGGCCGGGCAGCATCCCGGACGGCGTGCTGGACGCCATCAATGCATCTGCCGGATGGCTCCACACCGGCGACCCGGCCCTGCTGCTCCACACGAACGCTCTGTTCGCTTCCCTGCGGGAGAAGCTGGAACAGGGCTGGTTCAATGAGCTGCTGCGGGAGCTGTTCGCGCCTGCGCCGGTGGAGATCATCCAGGTGCCGACCCTGCCCAAGAAAGAGGAAGAGGGGCGCGCCGCCCGCACCGACGGCAAGCTGGTGCTGGACCATCCGCTGACAGCCGCCGACCTCGGCGAGGGCAAAAAGCAGACCCCGGGCAGCAGGGAGCTGCTGGCGGGTGCAGAACTGCTGCACCACCCCTCGGCAGGCAATACCTACCTGTACCTTTACTATGATCTGGGCGGCATGGCACCGGAAGACATGTCCTGCCTGCATCTGCTCACGGATGTCATGGATGAGCTGGACACCGAAAAGCACACGGCCCAGGAACTGAACACTCTGCGGAACACCTGGCTGGGAAGCAGTGGTGCGTGGATGGACTGCTGGACGGGATGGCAGAAAGGCAGGCCCTGCCACGCAAAGCTCATCGTGGGGATGAGTATGCTGGAACGCAGCCTTGAAAAGGCTGTGGAGCTGGGCAGTGAGTGGCTGTATGAGACAAAGTTCAGCGGCCCGCAGGCCGAAGCTACTATGGAGCGGGTGGCAAGCCAGCAGAAGCTGCTCATGGAGCAGAAGTTCCTGCGGGAGGGCAACGCCTTCGCCGCCATGCGGGCAGCGGCACATTTCTCGGTGGAATCCGCACTGAGTGAGCGCTGCAACGGCGTGAGCTACTACCACTATCTCTGTGAGCTGCTGGAAAAGGCCGACTGGACCGCTCTGGGCAAAAAGATGGAAGAGCTGTGGAAAAGCGTACTGAAAAAGAACGCCCTGACCGTCAGCCTCCACGGCAGCGACGCGGCGCTGGATACCCTGAAAAAGCTTCTGCCGGGCAGTGCCTTCGCGGCAGAAAAGCGCGGCGAGGCAAAGCCCTACACGGAGGAGCTGACAGCTCCGGTGAACGAGGCCTTCATCATCGACGGCGGCGTGAACTACGATGTGCTGGTCTGGCCCATGGAGCGGCGGTTGGAGCGGAAGGTGCTGGCCCGGGTGATGAGCTACGAGTATCTGTGGCACAACATCCGCGAGGTGGGCGGCGCGTATGGCACCGGCATGGTGACCCAGAACGACGGCACCGAATATCTCTACACCTACCGTGACCCGCACCTGAAAGAAAGCTATGAGACTTTCGCAAAGGGGCCGACAGAACTGGCAGGCCGCGACTACACCGAGAAGGACATGAACGAGTTCATCGTGGGCGCGGCAGCAAAGCTGGACACCCCGCGCAAGCCCCGGGAAGAGGCTGCGTCTACCGACTGCAAATATTTCTGCGGTATCACCGACGAGATGACTGCCGCCGAGCGCAGGAGCCTGTGCAGTGTGGATGCTGCCGCCCTCAAGGCCGAGGCGGCGGACCTGTCGGCCCGGATGGAGAAGGGCGTGAGGGTGGTCTTCGGCAGCAAGGAGGCTGTGGAGGCCGCAAAGGAGCTGTTTGACCGGGTGGAAACCCTGTAAAAATACGCAGAGAGTCTCCCGGAGACTTTGCGCAGAAAATTGAGTGAAAGATCCCCTGTCTGTGGAAAAGAACACAGGCAGGGGATTTTTGTCACTTTGGAATATTACTTATAGGATAAAATATACAGTAAAATACAAATATGAGGGCAAAAAGTATGGACTCCTGCGGCGGAGAAAAGCGTGGTATCCTTTTGCCAGCGACAGAACGAAAGGAAGTGAGAACACAGGATGGGGCAGGAAAAGCAGGCTGCGGCCAAGGGGCTGGAAAGTCTCCGGAAAGCCACCGACACCCTGAGCACCATGCTGGCGCAGGAGGTGAAAGATCTGAACGCCCGCCAGCGCGCGGCCCGCAGAGAGAACAGCACCGACCCCGGCATCATGAAGGGACTGAAAGAAGCGACTGCCGTGCTGAAAGATCTGGCGGGCGTGTCGAAGACCCTGAACGACCAGGGGGTGGACGCAGAAGGGCGGGAATGCGGCGTGGTGCTGCTGCCGCCGGTGGAGGATGTATGACGACAGAAAACAAGAATGCGGGCGTCGTGTGGAGGCCTCAGCCGAGGCAGATGGAATTTATGCGGAGGCCGGAGCCGGAAGCACTTTATGGCGGCGCGGCAGGCGGCGGTAAGAGCGACGCCCTCGTCATCGAGGCGCTGCGGCAGGTACACATTCCGCACTACCGGGCGCTCATCCTCCGCAAGACCTATCCGCAGCTTTCCGACCTCGTGGACAAGAGTCAAAGCTATTACCGCCGGGCCTTTCCAGAGGCGCAGTACAACGCCACGAGCCATGTGTGGGTCTTCCCCAGCGGGGCGAAAATTTACTTCGGCTCGATGCAGTACACCAAGGACCGGACGAACTATCAGGGCAAAGCCTTCGATTTCATCGGGTTCGACGAGCTGACCCACTTCGAGTGGGAGGAGTACAGCTACATGATGAGCCGCAACCGCCCCACCGGCCCCGGCACCCGGGTGTATCTGCGGGCCACCACCAACCCCGGCGGGGTGGGCCACGGCTGGGTGAAGGCGCGGTTCATCACGCCCGCCCCGCCCGGCACCCCCATCGTGGAGGAATACCCGGTGCGGATGCCGGACGGCACCGAAAAGGTGCTGCGGCGGGCGCGGGTGTTCATCCCGTCCAGCATCTTCGACAACCCCGCCCTTCTGGAAAATGACCCGGACTATCTGGCCAGCCTTGCGGCCATGCCGGAAGCCGAAAAGCAGGCGCTGCTCTACGGCAGCTGGGACAGCTTTTCGGGGCAGGTGTTCACCGAGTGGCGGAACGACCCGAACCACTACGAAGACCAGCGCTGGACCCACGTCATCGCGCCGTTCACCATCCCGAAGCACTGGAAAATCTACCGGGGCTACGATTTCGGCTTTTCGAAGCCGTTCTCGGTGGGATGGTACGCGGCGGACGAGGAAGGGCGGCTCTACCGCATCAAGGAGCTGTACGGCTGCACCGGACGCCCCAACGAGGGTCTGCGCATCGACCCGGTGGAGCAGGCACGGCGCATTTGGGAGGCCGAGCAGAACGACCCGGTGCTCCGGGGCAGAGTCATTCAGGGCATTGCCGACCCGGCTATCTTCGACGAGAGCCGGGGCGAGAGCATCGCCGCCATGATGGAGCGGGGGCCGAACTTTCTGCACTGGATGCCCGGCGACCACACCCGTCTGGCGGGCAAGATGCAGATGCACTACCGGCTGAATTTTGACGGCGAGGGCAGGCCGATGCTGCAGGTGTTCAATACCTGCAAGCACTTCATCCGCACCATCCCGAACCTCGTGTACGACGAGAGCAATGTGGAGGACATCGACACCCGGCAGGAAGACCACATCTACGATGAGTGCCGCTATGTGCTGATGGAGAATCCCATCTCGCCGCCCCGGCATACATCGGCCCCGCCGGTGCTGGATGACCCGCTGGAGCTGCATCGGAAGGCAAAGTTTCTGAGGGTGTAAAGGCTCTCCCTTTGGGAGAGGCTGGGGGCGGAGAAAAACGATAGCGCCCTGCAACAGAGGGCAGGAAGGAGAAAAACGAATACTATGGATGAAGCAACAAAACTGCCCATCGGGCCGGAAGAGGTGGCTGAGGCTGCGCAGATCTTGCAGCGGTACAAGGCGGGCAAGGCCGCGCTGGACAAGCGCCTGGTGGACAACGAACTGTGGTTCCGGATGGGACACTGGAAGAACTACCAGAACCCCATGATGGAGGGCAAACCCCAGCCGTCCAGCGGCTGGTTGTTCAACTCCATCGCCAACAAGCATGCCGACGCGATGGACAACTACCCCAGTCCCAACGTCCTGCCCCGTGCCGAGGACGACGAGGCAGCGGCACAGGCGCTTTCCAGTGTGCTGCCCGTGGTGCTGGAACAGGCTGACTATGAGCAGGTGTACAGCGACACCTGGTGGCGCAAGCTCAAGCAGGGAACCGGAGTCAAAGGCGTGTTCTGGGATTCGGAGCAGCGGGGCGGTGTGGGCGAGATCGCCATCCGGCCCATGAACCTGCTGATGCTCTACTGGGAGCCGGGCGTGGACGATATTCAGGCGTCGCCCCACTTTTTCTCACTGAGTCTGGCCGACACGGCTCAGCTGGAAAGCCGCTGGCCCCAGCTGGCCGGACACACTGCCAGCGTGCTGGACGTGCCGCATTACATCCACGACGGCGGCCTTGATACCAGCGACAAGAGCGTCGTGGTGGACTGGTACTACAAAAAGCTTTCCCCCGATGGCAGGAGCGTCCTGCACTACTGCAAGTTCTGCAATGGCGTGGTGCTCTACGCCAGCGAGAACGACCCGGCGCTGGCCGAAAGAGGCTTCTACGACCACGGCAAGTATCCCTTTGTGTTCGACGCGCTGTTCATGGAAGAGGACAGCCCGGCGGGCTTCGGGTACATCGATGTGATGAAGGAGTGCCAGACCGCCATCGACAAGATGAACCACGCCATGGACGAGAACGTCCTGCTCTCGTCCCGCCAGCGGTATGTGCTGAGCGACACGGCAGGCGTCAATGAGGAAGAGCTGACTGACCTGTCGCGGGACATCATCCATGTGGTGGGGCGCCTGAACGACGACAGTTTCCGGCCGTTGCAGACGGCGGGTCTGCAGGGCAACAGCCTGAGCTACCGCAACAGCCGCATCGAGGAGCTGAAGGAGATCAGCGGAAACCGTGACATGACCCAGGGCGGCACCGCAGGCGGCGTGACGGCAGCTTCGGCCATCGCGGCCTTGCAGGAGGCGGGTTCGAAGCTCAGCCGGGATATGCTCAAGAGCGCTTACAGGGCATTTGCCAAAGAGTGCTACCTTATCATCGAGCTGATGAGGCAGTTCTACGACGAGGAGCGCATCTTCCGCATCACCGGCAAGAGCGGCGAGAGCGAGTTCGTCCGCTTTTCGGGCCAGGTGCTCCGCGCCCAGCCTGCAAGAGTCGTGGGCGGCGTGGAGCTGGGCAGTCATGAGCCGGTGTTCGACATCGTGGTGAGTGCGGAGAAAAAGTCCACCTTCTCCCGCCTGTCGCAGAACGAGACGGCCAAGGAGTGCTATCAGCTGGGCTTTTTCGCCCCGGCCAACGCCGACGCCGCGCTGGCGGCGCTGGAAATGATGGACTTTGAGGGCATCGAAAAGGTGCGCCAGAGGGTGCGTCAGAACGGCACCCTTGCCCAGCAGCTGGCGCAGATGCAGGCCCAGATGGCCCAGCTGACGGGTCTGCTGGAAGTGCAGAAAAAGTCCAAAGCCCCCAAGCTCAGCGGCCCGGCACAGGAGCTGAGCACGGCTGCAATGGCGAGGGCGATGAAGACGCAGAAAGGAGAAATGAGATGATAAAAGTAAACTACACCGAGCTGGATGGCCCGGCAGGCCCCACCTGTCGGCTGGAAGCTTCGGGCCATGCGGGCTATGCCCCCGCCGGGCAGGACATCGTGTGTGCGGGGGCCAGCACCCTGATGCAGACCCTCTGCGCCCTGCTGGCGGGCGAGGAAGGCACCAGGAGCGGCGTGTGGGATGAGCCGGACGGCCCGCGTCTGGCCGTGACGGCGGCAGCACCCCAGAAGCCGTGGGTGGAGGGGGCGTTCGAATTTGCAAAGGCGGGCTTTGCTCTGCTGGCAGAACGCTACCCGGACAATGTCCGCTTCGCCGATTTGAGCGGACGGGGAGAACAGTCGATGGTGGATCTGCAGCTCTTTGCCTCGGAGGGCGGCGATGCCGCCGCCCCCTCCGCTCCTGCCCTCAGCCATGCACAGGCTCAGCAGGCCATCGCCTCCGGGACTATGAAGGCGGATGAGGGCCGGGAAGCTTCGGATGTGCCGACACCGGCGGCAGTGCAGGAGCCGGAAGAGCGTCCTGCACCGCCCGAACGCCCTGCGCCGCTGCCGCTCCCGCCCATCCCGGGCCTGAGAGAGGGCGCGAACACCGTCCGCGCCCTCCACGCCCGCTGGGCGGCGGAAGAGGCGATGCTTCGCCGGGATATGCCGGATTTTTCGCTCAAGCAGGAGCTGGCGAACCCCGAGATGCGCCGCCTGATGGAGCTGCCCGGGATGCGGATGGGTGACGCCTACCGTCTGGCCCACTACAACGACGCTCTGCGTCAGACCGCCCAGACCGTGGAGCAGGGCGTTGTGGAGCGCATCCGCCAGCGTTCGGCCCGCCCGGCGGAAAACGGTACCAGCCCCGGTGGTGCGGCCATCACCCGGGCCGATGTGGCCAGCATGACCCGCGCCCAGCGTGAGGCACTGGAACGCCGTGCGATGCACGGGGTGAAGATCAGTTTTTAACCTCTCACCGCGTCGGTCTGACTTCGTCAGCGCCTCGCGGAGCTCCCCTAGTAGGGGAGCCAAGAATCGATGAATAACAGAAAGGACAAATGACATGAAAAGCTACAACCTGAAGATGAACCTCCAGCTCTTTGCCGACCCTTCTGCCAGCCTGCAGAACACCACCGGCACCATGACCAACGAGATGAAGACCTTCTACGAGAAGCGTCTCATTGACCAGGCAGAGCCCCGTCTGGTGCATGATCAGTTCGCGGACTACTATCCCGTACCCCAGAACGGCGGCAAGACCATTGAGTTCCGCAAGTACGACAGCCTGCCCAAGGCCGATACCCCGCTGACCGAGGGCGTGACTCCCAACGGCCAGACCCTGAATGTGACCACCATCACCAGCGACCTGCACCAGTACGGCGGCTGGACTCCGCTCACCGATGTGCTGCAGATGACGGCCATCGACAACAATGTGGTACAGGCCACCCGCGTTCTGGCAAGCCAGGCGGGCCGCACCATGGACAGCATCACCCGCGATGTGCTGGCCGGCGGCACCAACGTCATCTATGCGCCGAAGCTTTCCGCAGACGGCACCGAGACTGCCGTCACCAGCCGCAAGGCGCTGGACAAGAGCTGCACCCTGACCCCGAAGCTGTTCTTCCAGGCCGCGGCACAGCTGGGCGCGATGAACGCTGACCCCATCGGCGACAGCTACATCGCCATCATCCATCCCTACGCAGCCTACGACCTCAAGACCTGCAAGGAGTTCATCGAGGCCCACAAGTACGCCGACCCCGACACCATGTACCGCGGCGAGATCGGCAAGCTGGGCAACATCCGCTTCATCGAGACCAGCGAGGCGAAGATCTGGAAGGACGCTACCTGTCCGGAGGGTCTGGCCGTCTTCGGCACCCTCGTGCTGGGCGCCCACGCCTACGGCGTCACCGAGCTGGAAGGCGGCGGCCTGGAGCACATCGTCAAGCAGCTGGGCTACGGCGACGATCCGCTGAACCAGCGCGCCTCTGTGGGCTGGAAGGGTATGCGCGCCGCCGAGCGTCTGGTGGAGCAGTACATGGTGCGCATCGAGAGCGTGTCCAGCT